CCGCTGCCGCGAATTCCGCGTCGAGTTCCGCCGGCGTTGCGACGAGCGACAGCGGCCAGCGCTGCTTTTCGCCTTTGTCGTTCGGCATCGGCGTAACGTTGACGCGCAAGTTGTCGGCGCCTTCCGCAGTGATCAGGATGTTGATGCTCGTCGTTTGAGCGAGCGCGTGCAGTGACGTGAACAGGGACATGCGATTACCTCTCAGGTGTAGTCAGGCCGCGAGGCCGTCGTAATTGCGATCGGCGAAATCGGTATCGCCGGGATAGCGGTTCGAGCCGTCGGCCCGATGCCAGCAAAACAAGGAGCCGCGACGATGTGGGAACCAGTAGCCGGCGCAGTCGCAGCGCATGCGTGTCGTATTCCGGCGATTCATCCAGTGGTCGACGCGGTATTTCCGGCGGTTGCATGTGCGGCATGCCGGCAGGCGCGTGTAGCGGTCGGGATGGCGGCGCAGGCATCGGCGCGCGTCGCAGTGCGTGCAGCGAACGTGACGGCGCGGCATCGATCAATCCTCCGCGTCGCCGGCCTGCAGCCGTTTGACGTCCACATGTGCAGCGGCGCGGCGTCGCTCGCGCGATTCGCGGGCTCGCGCGGACGATTCGAGCGCGTCGCGGACGCTGGCGCGCTGGATCGCGGTGTCGAAATCACCACGCATTTGCAGGAGTTGCCACTCGACGCGCAGCAGATGGGTGGGCAGGTGATCTTTCTGCATGGCCGGCTCATGCGCTGTATGTGCTCGCGCTTGACGCGTTCGGTGCCTCGTCGCTGTACGTCCACGCGATGCAACCGATGCCGACAGCGAGCCAGAGCAGCACGATTTTCCAGAGAGGCATGGGCTTATTCACTCGCACCTCAAATGTCGAAAGCCGGGGCGATCGCGCTGGCGATCAGGTAGAGCGCAGCAAGTGCAACGAAGGGGTGCCAGTCGCGCACGGGAAGTGCGCGGGATTTAAGCCGCATGAATTCGGTGCGCCAGATCAGGATGGTGTGCATCGGAACCTCGCCTAGGTTGTGCGCAGCAACGGTGCCGCGACAGGGCGAATTTAAGCACACTTAATCTCGCAGTGCAAAGAAAATTTAGCGGGCTTAAGTTGACGCGCGATCTAGTCTACGGGCATACTGTTTATCCATACAGTATTGTAAGCCGTTTGAAGAAAAAGACTGAGGGTGCGCTTCAATGAATTGCGACGCAGGAATGGGCGGGGGCCGTATCAATCCGGGGGATTTGGCCATGATCTGCCGATGTGCGAACAGAGCACATATCGGGCTGTTGGTGCGGGTGATGGGGCCGCATGCAACGCCCGATTACGATTGGGACGTCGAGCTGCTGGGGATGCCGGTGGAGGGGTACGCGGCCGGGCATGACCGCGTCGGAATATTCAGGTGCGCGGCGGTTTTCGACTGGAACCTGAGCCGCTTGGCGGAGTCGGTGCGTTCAAGTCGAGTAGTTCGCCGCGAGCTCGCTCATGCATAGCAAGGACCGCCTTCAGCGGCGCGTGTATCGCGGTTACGGCCAGTTCCGTCATACCGAGAGCAATTGCGCGCTTTAGATCTGCGTAAAACGCCTGGGCTTCAACCGGTAGGTCGTCCTGGCCGTCTTTCATCGACCCGCGCTTTTCCCAAAGCCATTCTGGCCGAACGCGCAGAAACCGTGCGACGCCGAACACGGGCGCTGCCTTCAGGTTTTCGACGTTCACTTTGCCGCTCATCCATTGCGAAACGGCTGATGGGGAAACCCCTGCCTTTGCGGCGATTTCTTTATCGTCGATTGACGATCCCAATTCCGCCTCGCGAAGTGCCTTGGCGTACCTGAGTCGTCCTACGAAGGTGTCTAGGTCGTTCATTTCAGCAGGCTAAACCTACGCAAGTAAGAGCACTTCACTTTTGTAATTAAGTGTGCTTAAATTTCGCCCATGGAAAACGACCTGCGCATCGCGTACGCGAGCGAAATCATCGATCGACTGGGCGGGACTGGCGCCGTCGCCATTCTCTTTGAGATTGAGGACGCGGCCGTGTCTCAGTGGCGCCGCAATGGCATCCCGAAACCGCGAATGCAGTTCATTACTGTTGCGCGGCCGGACGTGCTTGTTGGTCTAGGCGCACGAAATCCCGTCGACCGGGCGGCCGCGCGTCGCCCGCGATCGCTTGATCGCGCCCGAGTTCGGCAGCGTCGCACGCCAGGTGCATGAATCGGGCAAACGAGCGCGTTGCCTTCGCATCCTTCATCGCGCGCGTGATCGCGTCGCGCATGTGTCGTTTGAGTTGTGGTTTCGGGGTTGCTGTTGCGTGCTGAATTCTGAATTTCTGCATTTTCATGATGGTGTCCCGTTTCGTGATGGGGCAATTCTCTCGGAAACGCGAGCACGTTAACAGTATGAAAAACGGTGAAATTCAAGGGATAAATGTGGCTCACCATTACAGTCAAACCGCATGGATCGATGTGCTGTATACGTCCGTGTCGAACACGCCCGGGAAAGTTGAGGACGCTGCCCGGTTTCTCACTGAGCGACGCGGCACCCGAATTTCCGGCGAGCATTTGCGGTTGCGGCTTCGCGAAGTCGAGGGCGCGCGCATCACCGGAGAAATGTTCGAGCTGCTGGTCGAATGGATGCTCGAGAAGAAGCAACCGCATGCGCTTGATGCGGTGTACGCGTTCAACGCTCGATTCGGGCTTGTCGCGACTGAAACGGTCGCTGATGCTGATTCGGACTGCGTCCGGGCGCTCGTCGATTCTGCGCTAACGGTCAGCACGAAAGCTGGGGGGTTGGCCGAAGAAGTCCGGCGTGCCGCTGACGATGGGGTGATCGAACCGCGAGAAGCCGAGGCCATCGAGCAAGCCGGGCGTGCGGCGCAACGCCAGATCGAACAGACGATCGCAATCGCCCGACGTTCCGCGCACAGCCGTCGCCGTCGCCGCGGCGCGTAATTGACCTATTCCCGGAGGTTCTCCTGATGGGCGCACACGACCCATTGGATGCGCACGCCCGTACGTCGGCGCCCGAAGCAGAGCAAAGCATCCTCGGCGGACTATTGCTCGATAACGGCGCGCTTGAGGAAATTGCGGGCATCGTCTCCGAAGCGGATTTCACGATCGGCGAGCATGCGCTCGTTTTTAAGGCAATTCGCGAGCTCATTCAGCGTGGTGCAGTTGCGGATGTCGTGACGGTATTTGAGCGATTGCAATCCGTCGACGCGAAGGTTGATCAGCCGCTCGCTTTCTTGAATGACCTAGTTCACGCGACACCTAGTGCAGCGGGTGTTCGTCATTACGCGGAGATTGTGCGCAACCGCTCGATTTCTCGGCGGATGCTGCGTGTGTCCGAGCGGCTGCGAGATGCCGTGTTGAAACCTGGCGGCAAATCCCCTGTTGAACTGTTGGACCTCGTGCAGGGCGAACTGCTAAAAATCGCAGATACGAGCAGCGCGGCAGATGAAGAGTTTCGGCCAATCTCGGCTGCTCTGACCTCCGTAATTCAGCGGATCGACGATCGTTATCACGCCGGCGGCGCTGCACAAATCGGTGGGACGGCAACTGGCTTTGTCGATCTTGATCGCCATACCGACGGAATGCACGGCGGTGAGCTGATAGTCGTTGCTGGTCGCCCGTCAATGGGGAAGACCTCGTACGCGATGAACATTGCAGAGCATGTTGCCGTTGAGCTGCGCATGCCCGTTGCAGTGCTGTCTTTGGAAATGCCGGACGACCAGCTCGCGACGCGGATGCTTGCCGGCACGTCGCGGATCAATCAGCACAAGCTGCGTACGGCGAATTTGCGTGACGACGACTGGTCAAGGCTGACGCAAGGAACACGGGTCCTCGTTGACGCTCCGGTGTACGTGCTCGACAGCTCGTCCGTCACGCCGTTGCAGTTCAAGGCAAAGCTACGTCGTTTGCAGCGTGTCGTCGGAAAACTTGGCCTGATCATCGTCGACTACCTGCAGCTGATGTCGGGAGATGGTGGATCAAGTGAAAACCGCACAAGCGAGGTATCGCAAATATCGCGCGAGTTGAAAAAGACGGCGAAAGAATTCGATGCGCCCGTGATCGCTCTGTCACAGCTTAATCGTGGGCTCGAGCAGCGCCCGAATAAGCGACCCATGATGTCCGACCTTCGCGAGTCCGGCGCGATCGAACAGGATGCAGACGTTATTCAATTTATTTACCGAGACGAGGTGTACAACCCGGATAGCGCGGATCGGGGTACCGCGGAGCTAATTATCGCAAAACAGCGGAACGGGGCACTTGCTACCGTGAGATTGGCATTCCGAAATGAATTAGCGAGATTCGAGAATTTTGCAGAACCTACAGGGGCGTATTAATGGCGGGAGTGCCAACATCATTTACCTGGCGTCGGGCGATGACCGCGAGCGACTTGCCTAGTACGACGAAGCTCGTCCTGTTCGTCATAGCCGAGTATGCCAATTCGATCGACGACACGTGTTGGCCGTCGATCGATGAGATTGCCGGGCGCGCGACGTTGACTGCGCGGGCGGTGTCGAAGCATCTCGGCGTTGCTGAGCGGGCGGGCTGGATTAGGCGGTGGAAGTCCCGAAAGAGTGGGCGGAAGTGGGCGCATGGCCACTACCGTCTCACGGTGCCGGAGGACGTTGCGCGTCGCGCGCGTGACGACCTGAATCTCGATATTGCGGGCGCCGGTTTCGACGAGTCGGAACTAGGTTCCGGCAGTTCGGGGGAGTTTGAGGAACCACGTTCCGGTAACTCAGGCGAATTAGCGGAACGTCGTTCACGTGCCGTACAGAAAGCGAGTGATCCGGAGGGCAATTCGGAGAGTTACAGGAACCACGTTCCAACTAACAACCCAACAAACAGAAATTACGAAGCCTTATCTCTCTCTCAAACGTCGGTGGTATACCTGGGGGGCGAGGGTACAGGCAGAGAGGGGGATCGTCAAGAGGGCTTCGCAGCGCTGGCGGCATGGATGGCTCGGCGACTTCGCGATAGCGATCCGGGTGCGAGCGATCCGAACATTCGCGAATGGGCATCGGATGTCGACGGCATGCTGGCCGATGGGTTCGAACCACAGCAAATCGTAAAGCTGTGGACATGGGCTCTGGAGGATGGATTTTGGTGCACCGTGATTCGCTCGCCGGCTCGCCTTCGAAAGAACTGGGATCAGTTGCGCGCGAAGCGAAACCAGTCGCTGAAGCGCGAGCAGCAGCCCGCGAAGCAGCACATGCACGACGATCGATGTTGTGCGCACGTCGATGGCGACGGCACGCGATGCACCAACATCGCCACGTCCATCCTCGGCGCGGGCTCGACGCGTCGCGGTTATTGCCGGCTACACGTCGGCCTTTATGAAAATTGAAGCGGGGAAACAATGTCGATTGAAAAGCGATTGGAAAATTGGGCACGTGCACAACGGAACGGCGGCGGTGATGGCGGTGGGGATTCGCTGGTCGCGAGCATCTACTTTCCGTCGGTCGGCGGGCGTTCGATCGACTCGACGCTGGATCTCGAGGACGCGAACAAGGTTGAGGTCGCGGTGCGCAAGCTGATGCCGATGGATCGCAAGCTGTTGCAGATGCACTACGTCTGGCGTAAGCCGCCATTCGTGATCTGTCGGCGGCTCGGGCTCAAGGTGCGGCCGACGACTATCTTCGATTTCGCGCTGGCGCATGCGAAACGTGCTGTCGACGAGAAACTGGTGCAGCCGCCTCCGCGCTACGTTTCCGTTCAGACGATCATCGATACGATTGCGGAAGGTATTGCGGAATCGAAATAGCTGCTCTACACTTCGCTCTACAATTTGATCCGGTGAGTTTTACCGAGTGCGTGCGGCCTTTGCCGGACCGCGGCTCGCCCGGAAGAATCACGAAGCCCTGAGCGCGAAAGCCCTCGGGGCTTTTTGCTTGCTGAACAATCACGAAACTTCGACAGTACAGCCAGTCTTGTCCACCGTGAGTTCGATGACGGAGTCCGTTGCCGCGATATCGATGGTGTCGGTGGCCGATGCACCTTGGTATTTTGTGATGGTGATGGTGTGCGTGCCGACCGGTACGTCCAGTTCGGTGCCAAGTGCATCACCGTTGTCACCCCATCGGCGAGTGGCGACGGTTGCTGATTTGAAGTTCTCTTTGTCATCGCCGCCCGCGAGAACGAGTTTGATCTGTGGCATAGCAGCTCCTTAAATTGGTTGCGAATCAGTAAGCCGGAATACGCATCGATTGCGTATCCGACTAGTAGCAAGTTAATCGAGCGACGACGAACCGCGAATATGCCGTTCGTCCTCCATCGCGCAATATGACAGTCGGCACGGGCAACCGTGGTCACCGGCGCGGTCTATGTACGAATCCAAAGCCCTGAGTGCGAAAGCCCTCGGGGCTTTTTGCTTTGAGGCGCTGAAATGCGAATCGAGTCGACGAGCGCTGGGCCGAGCGAGGTCTGGTCAACGTGGGATGAAGATCGAAGCATGGGGCGCGTTACCGCGCGGTGCTTCGTGTTTGACGATGCGATGGACCGTGTCGTGTGGGCGATGGACCGGGCCGGTGACAGGGCTATCGCGGATGTCGCGACGGGCGCGGGTCTGCCCATTTTTTGAGCAGGCGGGGACCCTGTAGGCGACCCGACATGCGGGGGCTCACACCCGCGTTTTTTCTCTACTGTCGAATCTCCATAGGGGGTCATATTCATGCCGACCCAACAACAGATCGCCGAGCATCTCGACCTCGACCAGTCGGCCGTTTCGCGCTTCGTCGACAAGGTCCAGCTCGACTATCGCGAGGCGACGCTCGACGCGATCCGCATCGCGTATATCCGGCACCTGCGGGAGATGGCCGCGGGCCGCGCAAGCGGCACCGGTATCGATCTGGTCGCCGAACGCGCGAAGACCGAGATCGTCGAGCGCGAGATCAAGCTCCTGACGCTGGCCGAGAAGAAAGGCCAGCTCGTGAACGTCGCGCAGCTGGAACAAGCGTTCGGCCAGATGGTCGGCGCATTTCAAACGGAACTGCTGGCGCTGCCCGACAAGCTGGTGCAGGAGCTGCGCGC